ATAGAAACTCCCCGGACCAGTCGTGATAGATTTTGCTATCGAAGTCCCGTTAACAGAACTGGAAATCAAATCGGTCCATGCGCCATTGCTCAATTGCTGAAGTGCGGCACTCATTTGGCCGCCCGTTCCGTTTTCTATTTCCCATCGCAAAGAACCGTTCTGCGTTGGCGATCCGGAAATATAAACAACTCCTGCTGTGTTTCCTGCTGTTACGTCTTGGCCAGTCCCGCCGCCTCCACCAGAGGAAGCAGCGATGAAAGCGAACACATGGCGAGTGCTATAGAGGTTGCCATAAAGCAAATGACAAAAGCTATTCGGCGGAACAGCAATACTTGTCGCGTCTCCAGCTGCCGTTTTAAAAGTTACATCGTTGTTTGGCGCTACAATCGTCACGGTTGAAGTTGACAAATTGTAGAAATTGATGAAATCCTCTGAGAACTGCCCTTTGCCTACATTAACGCTTATCGGAATCGGTCCTTGATAAGTATATTCTTCGTTCGGTTGCAGCCATTCATTATTGAACGATGCTATCCGCAAAGATTGTTGCGCCATTTTGATTCACCTTATAAATTATTAGAAATCCAAATCAAGCACTGCTACCATTCTGCAACGGCAATTAATCGCAAATCCCGGCTTACCTCTATCGTTCTCAGGGACTTCCGCATTAGCGTCGGAACCGTCAACATTATAGAGTTCGCTCGCCCCTCCTTTCAGAAGATAAATCTTTCCATCTCTTTCCACATGCGAATGGCGCGGCGTTTTCCCTGCTGAACTGTGAATCCATTTAAACTTTTGCAGGCCCGAATTCTCCATTCGCTGAGTATTCAGAGCGCTATAAACTTTCTTCGTTTGATCTGTTGCGATAAGCTTTGCGCGCCTATCGCTCATTCCTTCTATTTGCGTTAGGTGATTGTAAATACCCGCGATGCCTTGTTCGCCAGAATCAGGCGACATCATGGATTGATTTACAGCCATTTCGACGCGGTCAAAAACATCTTGACCAACCTTCGTTATCAAACGGACGTTTTCAGCTATCTGCGATTTCAGAATTACATTCAAATCGCCTGGTTTTCTATCTACATACTCAACGCCAAGCTTTCCTAGACTAGCGTTCGTAGTCGCCACGCTATGCTTATCAACTTTGTTGACGAAAGCTTCGGAAAGTTTTTGAGCCGTTTGGCTGAATATCGCTTCATACCTTTTCCTGATAGCGATCAACGCCTTGTCGAACTTAGGAATTGGTGAAGCGGCGTCTTCAGCGAAAAAACCCTTGACCGCAGGGTTTTTAACGACTTTGTTTAGCTCTTTCCGCGCTTCGTTCACGTACAGGCCGATAACTTTTTGAAGCTGTTCGGTGTACCAATCCCTAATCGGGGCGCTGGGAATCATTTGATAACCCTCAGCAATCGGCGGCCTTACTCTTCGTTCACGTTTACTAGAAGCGCGGAAAGCCATTGCTTATTCCTTAGTTTCTTGTTTGTCTTCGGTCTTCTCCGGCTGCTTCTCTGGTTCTGCCTTTGCTTTCTTCTCAGACTTCACAGCGTCTTGAGTGCTGTTTTCATCGAACTTTTGAAAGTTCAGTTTGAATTGATAATCCGAAAAGACAGAATACATTCCTTGATTCGATACGATCCAATCGCCTTTCGGTTCTTCGTTATCATCGTTGATATTTGCGGCCCGAATTGCGCCATCATATCCATGGAAGAAAATACCATCTCCGGGAATGGTCTTGTAAATCGCATCTCCTTCTTCATCGACGCCTTCCATTACCAGATGGACGCAGGAACCGGAAATAAATCGATGGCCAAGAACGCCTTTGATTTCTTCTTCGTTGTCCTTGTCGAACAGAACTTGAATTGCGCCTACAGTGTTGAAACCGTTGTAATAAAGTTCAAATGCCATGTGTCACTCCTTTTGCCTTATCTTGGCGTTGGGTTTCGCTTGCCGTGGAAGCCTCTGATTGAAGCTTTTCTTTCTCTACATCTTCAGGCGCTAATGGCAAACCTTGATCAGTTTCAGGTCCGCCGCCTGCTTCTACATTGCCAAACATTCCCATTGTTTCATCTTCGGAACTTGCCGGGACGATGTCCAGGCCCTCAAAACTTTCCATGAATTTTTCATTAGCCATTGCTGAATTCCACGATTACGCGAGCTTTACGCGTTCTTGTTCCCTTAATAACTTCCACCACTTTGAACTTGCCTCCGCGATTCATTACTACTTCTTCTTCGTTCGGGAATTGGCTGATATCTTTAACACTAACCGCCTTGCTTCCTTTAGGAACTCGAATTTCCATGATCGCGGAATTATCTCCTCTTGCGAAGTTTTTAGCTTCTGCCTCGCTTGAAGTGGTAGAGCTAAACGATTTGTCTTGCCAGCTGTCGCCAGGTTTCAGTTTGTCCAAGAACGACTTGTCAGAGATACCACGGAAAACTGTCATATCTTCTTTAGTCGAAGCCTTTTCAAACAGTTTGTCCATTTGCTCAACATCTTTCTTGTGTTCTTTCGGAACTCCTTTTCCAGACCTAAGAGCCGGACCTAAATCCCTGAACATTGCACCGGTATATTCTTGCATAGCCTGCTTCTCTTTGTCAGTCATATTTACCGGCGCGGCAGAGATATGTACAGCTTCAGATTTCTGTTTCGGGGTTTGTTTCTTTTCCGGTGCTTCCGCTTTCGGTGCTTCCGCCTTAGGAGATTCTGTCTTCGCGGATTCTTTCGGAGCTTCGGACGTTTCCTCTTTCTTAGACTTGACTTCGGAAATATTCTTGCCGTTGAACTTGCCGCCCATTCCGCCAAGTACTTCGCCTCCTGCACCGATCATAACCGGTTGGCCTTTCTCTTCTTGTCCGTTCGGCTTAACAGTTATCCAAGCATCTCCGACTTCATTCTGTTGTCCTTGAAAGGGCTGATTCAAATCTCCAGTGTTAATCCAGTTCTTCAACTGGTCAAGCGTTATTTCATGCAGACTGTCTAAACCTTGCCAATCCGCATCATAAGCTTTCCTGTAATAACGTTCTGCTTGTTGCGCATCGTCGAACCCAAGCATTACTTTGTGTTCATCGAACTCGCCAGTTTCAGGACACTTCTGATTGATCACAAAAGCTTTGTCGCTTGCCAGATTCGGACCAACGAACACGTCAAGTTCATCGCCGTCTGCTGCCTTCGTGTTCTTCACAAAGCCATAATGACACGGCATCATCGTTCGCCATTCATTACCGGCCATGTCTTTGCCCGCCCTTACCGATCCTTTGTAGTTCTCAATCCCAAGCCTCATGCCTTTATAGGGCATTTCCGGAAGCTTGGCGTTGAATCCGCCAGCAGGAACATGCAATTCATCAGGCGTTGCCTTGCGCGGATTGTAGTAGTCTGGTTGTCCCTGCTGAACCGTTTCAATCAGGCGCTCAATCATTTCCCTCAATCCGGGTTCGGCGATGGTGTTTGCCAGTTGTCCCGGAGAAGATACGCTTGCGGGAGAATCTTCTTCGACTTCATCTCCTTCTTTCGCCATCTTCTGTTTGGGCTGTTCATTTCCTTTTCCGCTAGAATCTTTGTCCGGCTGCTTCTCTGCCTGTTGCGTTTTGGCTCCGGCTGTTTCTTCTTTCGCTCTAGCCTCTTGGAATCCCATTTGATTCTCCGGAGACTGGCCGAAATCGGTTTCTGCTTCAGCATCGCTGATATTCGCATAGCCTGACAGTTTGTCATTGCGAACACGGGCGCGTTCTTCATCCGGAGCAATCACGCCGCCATTAATGAGGATTTGACCGGTTTCGGCTTCAGTCTTATTAATGTTGGCAAGTTCTTCAGCGGTTTTGCTATCAACCGGGTTCCATGCGATTTCAGTTTCAAACGGCTCCAGATTATATTTCGGAGCAATCTCGCTTCTAATTGCTAGCAAATGGTGGCGCTGCAATAGCGGCGTGCATTCGTGCGTCTGAATCGTTTCAAGCTCTTCATGATAAGACTTGGTCTCTTGGTCGCCACTGGAATTGAATCCGCCTGGAGACGTTCCCAAAAGCTTGACAGCCGGAACCTTCGAAATCCCTGAAACAATCTGATATTGCCCGAAGATAACCGAATCAAGATCGGAAAGGCTAATATCGAATTGCTCCACTACGTCACCAATACCAACAACGCGAGTTTGGTAATTGTCGCGGAACATAACGGATTGCATCATCCGCTTTGCGAACTCTTTCGGGCGCGCGGCGACCTTGGCCAAATCAACATGAAGAACGTTCAGTCGTTTCGACATCGCCAGCTGCGGCGCTTCATTTGCTGTTCGTTCTGCTGCATATACGCGTTCGTAAATCCGCTGAGTCAGCGGGATTCCACCGAAGATGTAAGTCGGTTTCAACACGTCAGCAGGCACAGGGCCGCGATTAATTACAAGGTGCGTTCTGTGATAGCGTTTGCCGGAAATAATCCACCATTCCGGCTCATAGAAATGTCGGTTCGTTTGATCCGCACTGCCGCGCAAAGATAACATTGGCATCATCCAATACGGATCAATTTGTTTCATGCCTTTGTAGCTGCCCGGAATCACGCCATCGGGATTGAATGGCTTTTCGTAATATTTCGGATCGGTTGATTCAACATCGAAAACAGTAACGCGAATTCCGAAGATATTCGTGAATCGAACAAACTGTTTCATTTGTTCGATAACGCCCATCTCCAAATCTATCTTTTTCAGGTCCGACAATGCTTCATCAGGAACTTCTGTCCCATCAGTCACATTCACATCGTAGCCGTTTCGAACAGCGTCTTCCCCCGGCATTGTGCAAGCTTTGTCAACAAGCCAATGCTGGGCGATGATTGCGCACGATTGATATCCGATAAAGCCTTGCGAATTGTACCATTGTTGCAAAGCTTCGGGAACAGTGTACGGATTTCCTTGATCAAAACTCTTGATCAAGTTTTCTCCGCTTCCGCTGATGTCGTCCATCGCGTATTTGACGGACGTAGCAACAACGGACATTACCGGATCATTCTCAAAGTCTGCGGCGTCCATGACGAATCCATCGCCAACAAGCGGGATGTCGTCAAATAGTTCTGCAATCGGAAAGTCGGTTACAGGACGAACTTTAAACGGGTTTTCATCGGACCATGACGCAATCGCTTTTGCCGTCGATGGGCGATAGATATCCATGTCGTAGATATCTATTTCTTTTTTCTCTTGCGTTTTTACTTCTTCTTTTTGATTGGCCTGGATATTTTTGTTTATCCACTGCCAGAATCGTTCCGAAAGTTTCATTTGATGGCCTTGAAAGGGATATAAAGGACTGCGCGCGGGCGTTTATCACGAAGTATAACAGGTGTAAAGCGCAACAGTGAAATTAATTGTCCACTGCCGCGCCATTGATAAGAAATCACAGGTAATCCAGCCAATCCGATCCGCCCGTTTTCCAGGCCGGCATTAATGGGATGAAAATTTTGGCCAAATTATCCCACGCATATTCTGATTTTTCATTCACGATGTCAAAAAAACTCAAAGACTCAACGTTAACAGCCAAATGTTCAAGAGCATAGCGGACAGCATCAAATACATGATCATTTCCTTTTTCTAGAATAGGCAGAATTCTTCCGCTCATTCTGTCTGTTTTCCAGCGATATTTCTTTGCTTCTTCTAAAGCATAGTAACAACGCGGATGAATATAAATGCGATCAAAGTTATTGAGGAATTGCAAGCCGTTTTCAACGCTTCCAGGGCCTTTAACTGCGGCCTCGCAATCAAACTCATTGTCAAGCATGGTATTGATTGCAACTGGCAGCGAACTATCCGCGCGAATTCTCCACTTGACTTGTCTGTTTCTTGCGCCTTCTCTGTTCAGCGTCGGAATAGTTTCCGCCAATGACGGCAAATCATCCAGTTTTGCGTTATGATTATATGCTTCATAATCAATCCACAAACACGGCTTGTCTCTTTCGTTCTTTGCAATGAAGCAGCGAATGAACGCTGTCGGGTCAGCGCCGCCGTTACTCCAGTCCGCGCCGTGATAAAACTCAACATTTGCAGGCGCTTCAAATTCTCGCATCTCAGTTCGCTTAATAACTGTCGCACCTACGATGCGTTTCGTGAACCCAAGCCAAATCCAGGCATAATCCGCTTCTGCTTGCAACCGCGCTTCTTCATTCGGAGCGTCGATGATCCGTTGCAATGAGTTCTGTCTATCAGATTCAAGCGATTCCGTGAAATAGGGATTGTCGTAATAGTTTACTTGAATCTGAAAGCGGTCTTTGTAACCCTCTTTCCCCGCCTTCTCCACCATCTCTGTATAAATGAACGCATCTGAATCTTCAGGGTTCATCGTGATGATGATTCTGTTGTCCGGCATACGAATAGACGGTAACAGTTTTTCAAGCGTATCTTTTGTATTTGTTTGGCCTTCTTCAAGCCATGCAACAAGGATGTTCGAAATAGATTTAAGGGAATTCACGTTATTGTGAAGACCCTTGAATATCGCCGCCGATTTGGATCGCTTATGAACAATCTTATCGCGAGTTATTTTAAACTCAGCCATTCTGTTCGCGCGATCAATGGCCGATTCTATTTCTTGCTTTGTCGATTGTTCAATGGAGTTCTGGAATTCACGCGCGCATAGCATGTTTGCCTTGACAACGGACATCATCCGCCGCAGCCAATCAGCAACGCTGAATGTTTTACCGCTTCCGCGCCCGCCATGGATTGTAATAACCCGATGGTTGCGCATTACTTCGCCATTGGGATCGAGGCAAGTGAAAGGATTGGGACGCGCAAGAACTTCGGCACGTGTTTTGGGATCATTTACAGGATCAAAGGGCCGTAGTTCTTTCTCAAGATCGAATAAGGCAGACATTTATTATTTCCGTTGCTTGTCGCTGGCCATGCCAACGGTATTTAAGGCCCGTGGCTGCGTTGTCTTCGCTGCCGTGGACCAATGAGGCGTCAGGAAGGGCTATCGCCAAGCTATGGCAGGCGCTAGGCCGGCGCTGGGCATTATGAGCGGTCTTTCTTCCATGGTGCGCCGTCCTCGCTCTCTTCGTCCGGTTTCCCGCCCGTGTCACCAGTCACATTCATTATTGCGTTCAATTCCTTGATCGCCGAAACGCGCGCGGTTTCCTTTGAGTATGGATCGCGAATAATCTTCAGGCACTCAAACGCAGCTAATTTATGGTTCCAAACATCCGACAATTCCATGTTATTAACTTTGTCAATGATTCCGTTAATAACAAATGGGTTTCTTTCTACACATCTGGCGATGTCGCTCTCTGCCATCTGGTTCCGAATGCCCGAAAACGACTTTCTCGCCGCGATGATTGCCGGATAGCCCAGCACGCGCCAGCTAATATATGCCTCGAACTCATGCGGGATTTCTGCGACAGTGTCCGGGTCTGCATATTCTTCCGCTAGGAAATATCTATCTCTGCCCATAGGAACAGCCATCCTCTAAATTGATTTTGTTGTCATTATACTGCGCGCCGGCCTATTTGTGCGCCGAACTTTTGATCCCGCCGCCATTTCTCGAAAAGGTAGTGGTCCAGCCGCGCAGGCTGGTGGCCGTCAGGCCAAAAGGTTACAAGATTTTGCCGCCCTGGAGGTTGTAACCTTTTGTGTAACCTTTTTTCTTGTTGTAAAACATAGACTTACACCAGAAGGTTACAAGGTTACAAGGTTACAAAGATTTTTAATGGATTAGTAAAATTAATCCTTATATATATTAATGGGAAACGCCGAAATTTCTTGTAACCTTGTAACCTTTCGATATTCGCCATGTAGATCAAGGACTTGGGGCACTAAAAAAGGTTACAAGGTTTGAAAAGGTTACAAAAATTTCTGTAACCTTTGTGCATTTTGGCCTGTTTACGCCATTTTGGCGCGTTAGAAGCTCTCCGCCTTACTACACCTCCATCGGGCCATTTTATGCCCTCATAGAAGGTCCATGCCCGGATTGGGACGCCTTCAACTTTCACCACTTTCGGCTTATTCTCAGAAGCCCCAAGTGAAACGAGATAGTTTGCAAGGTGTTTATTGTTGATCGGTCTTCTTGTGACATCGTTCAAAGCAACAAGGAGCGCACTTGTCGAGATATAAACAGCGCCTTTGTTTCTGCCTTGAGTAACCGTCATCTTTTCGACATTGTGCAAAATCTCCAGAATATGAGCCTCCAAATCACTATCCGAAATCGTTCCGCGATTATTCTTCATTTCATAATCAGAGAACGCTTTTACTTGTCCGGCAACTTCTGCGACGAACCGTTCGTAATCATACAAACTATTCTCTTGAATCCAAGCCTCACATTCGGCCATCATTTGCCAAAAATCTGACTCGAAATTCTCGAAATCAACCTTAAAATCCGCGCTCCAATCAGGCTGTCCGTTTTTATCTGGCAATTGCCCGCAAAATATCGGATAGAATCGCCTGTTGCCTGTTTCATCGCGCTGCAATCCTTCATATTTATTACCGTCCATCGTCATGATCCACTGACGCGGCTTATCCTGCGAATCTTTAAATTTGTTATCGTACGAATCGACAGTAACAGTTACAAACTCCTTCGTTCTGTTCATGTCGGAAGATAACAAACCCGTCATCTCAGGAATGGAAGCAATTACCGAAGTCCCGGTAATGTTCCGCAGAAATTCTTTAGCGTTTCCGCTTGGATCATATTGAACGGGCTTTGCGTTCGTGTCGCCTAGGATGTATTGGCAAATCAATCTTACAAAGTGTGACTTGCCGCACAATTGCGTTCCGATAAACGACGCCACAATCGGAGCCATACAACCGGGATACATAATCCGGCAATACAAGGACAACCAGAAATATCGTGACATGTTGCGATTAAGTTCTGTATCGAAACACTTGAACATCTTAACGAACTGTCCTTCAATTCGCGGCAATCCGTCCCATTCAGGAACTTTTCTTTCCATACGCTTGACAAGGGAATTCCATTTGCTGGCGTATGAATAGGAAATAATCGCTTCTCTAACTGCTCTCACAGATTGGGCGCGCAATCCGAAAGCCGCATAAACCTCAAGCCACGGAACGAAGTTATAGAAGCCATCGATTTTCTCGCCCGTATGATCAACTTCCCGGCCAGAGAACATATCGAAATGTGGACGTTCATCTATATCGCCGAACAGAAGATCAAGAGCATAGATGCGATTGCGATCCGTACTTTCAGGCGAAGAAATGAACTCTTCGCCCTTCTTCTTCCAGATAATTTCCGGAAAATCCACCATCTGATTCTTAACAAGAGAGCGGGCGCGACGGACAAGGTCCGGTTCTTGGCGCAGTTCATCAACTAGTTCGCCTTCCTGCTCTCTCTTTTCTACGATCTTTATGTTCTTGCGTCGAACTGTGTCGTCTTTCTTAGCGAATATATCTTCCGCTTCAGATGGTGCGGATTCGTTAAACAAAGGAATAGCGGATTCAATTTCTGGAGCGTTAATTTCCTCAGCGGTCGCCGCAGGTTTTGCAGTCGTTGCTTTAGGCTTCCTTGTCCGCTTAGGCGCTTTGTTCTGTTCCTCTTTAGGCAAATTCTTATCGTTATCAGACATTAGATTAGCTCTTATTTATTTGGTGACGGGCAATCTGGCGATTACATATAAGGCCAATCCTCATTAATCGCATCTAATTCTGCGGCTATCTGTTCGACTATAAAATCCGTGAAATGCCGCCATGTCTTTTTATATCCTCTATACCTTGATATCTTTTCTCCTTCAGCATTCGTATAATTCTGCGCCACTGTTCCTTGACAAGCCGAATGGGAACAAGAGAAGACGAAATCCACTTCAGAGCCAACGATAGGGCCGCGAAAATGCGCGCCGGTATCGCCATGATCATGATGATGCGCCCAAGGACAGAGTATTCGATACTTGCCGGAGCCATTCATAACTAGATCGCCATTGCCGGCCTCTCCCATCTTCATTCTTTGCAGATAATGTTCTGCTAGGTGATAAAAGATAGCGTCGTGCTCAAACTCCAAGGCGTCGAATTTCTGTTTTACGTGCATTGATTCAACGATGCGAACATGGAACGCTTTGGCAATGTCCTCGATGGAATATCGGTTTTCAGGCTTCCATCCATCTTCCGCAAATCGCACGATCCAAGACTTGCCCTCGACCTTATATTTTTCCTTGCCGTTAATTCCTCCAGGCATACGGCCAAAGCGCGTAATGTCTTTAATCGTCTTATCGCCGCCAGATGACAAAACTTGATCGACAAAGGAGCGAAGGAAATTCTTGAACAGCTGCTTGTCTTTTTCCGGCTTGTCAAAGAAATACCAGATTTGATAATTCCCCGGCGATGTTTCTACTACGGCAGTAGGCTGCAAGACATTTGAGAAGTACTCAATAGTCATTGACCCTTTGGAGCCTTTGCCATCGCCGATATCATCAATCATGATCGCAAGGCCATGGCCAAAGTTCGCGTCGGAACGCCAGTAACGCAGCTTGCCTGTTTTTTCGTGTGGTGTTTGGATCGCGGATGAAATGCAAATATAGTTGTTCGTATTGCAAGGAACGTATTTGCCAGTTTTGTGAGGTGCCGGCCACCATTTGGAATTTTCTGTATCAGCAGGATCGCCGGGAGAATAGCCGACTAGAAGACGTTCATCATGCGGAATGCCGCGCTCAAGTTCTGTAAGGAAAGCTTCCATATCGGCAAGCCGTTCTGCCGGCTTTACCGCTATTATTTTCTTTTCCATCGCCCGCCCTTTAGGAGATAAGAAGATTTAGTTTTATGCTGCTGTCAGGTCGCCAACAGGGAATCCAACTTCGCGCGCAATGTTCCAGGCGGCGAATACGGATTTGAATATGCGAG